CGCGGACACCGCCGCCGAGATCGAAGACGAGATCACCGACTACATCGCGGAAGAGACTGAGCATTACCGCGACATCAACACCCCGCTCGACACTCCCAGCCTTGGCGCTCCGTGGTGGGCTCACCGCTGACCTTCAGCCACTGCGCCGCTCCCCAGCGACGCAGCACTGAGGATCAGCAAGGGAGCAAGCCAATGCCCACCACATTCGAATTTGCCGACTGCGAGCTGGACTTCGGGGATTACAGCCTCGGCGGCGACTGGCTCATCGAGATCGAGAGCGACGGCTACGACTTCACCGTGATCGACGTTCGATCCTGCGGTCGTCGCCAGACGGGCGGGGTTGTCTCGCTGGTCAAGGATTGGGTCTCTGGCGACCTCGCCCGCGCTGACGGCAAGAGCCGCATTCGGGCTGCCTATGAGGATCACGGGTTCCAGTTCCACAACGAGAGCGAACGGTTCCGCGTCTCTCCTCCGGTGGATCTGTCTTTGATCGGGAGGGCTGCGTGATGAAGCCCTTCAGCACCTACCCGGAAGACCATGAGGCGATCATCGAGCTTTGCTTTGATGTCGAGAAGGCAACCGACCCAGAGGAGTTCACGTCTGCTGCTTACAAGCTGGCCGATCTCGTCAAGGCAATCCTAACGGACGAGATCGTTGACGAAGCGTTCAAAGCGGAGGGCCTGTGATGACCCTCTCCACCGTCATCGACTTCCTCATGTTCTCATTCCTGATGAGCGTGTTTCTGGCGCTGTATGCGGTGCTGTCATGAGCCGCCTCGTCATTCACACCAACTTTGACCAGCCTCCGATCCCGGTTCGCTCGTGCGACTGGTCTGCCGTCACCGACGATTACGCGGGCGAGGACGGCGATCCCATCGGGCGCGGTGAAACGCAGTGGGACGCGATCCGCGACCTGATCGAGCAGCTTGAGGATCGCGCAACATGACCCGCCGCAAGACCCTCACCTTCACCCGCAGAGCCATCACGATCTCCGCAAGAGCCGATGAGCTGCTGCGCATTGCGAAACTCAAGGCGCTGGCTGCCGAGCAAGGCAAGAGCGTCAAGGTCAAGGAGGCAAACCGATGAGCGAAGCTGCACTGACGGTCCGCGAGACGGATTATGAGCCGATCACCACCCGCCAGCAGGCGATGACGCCCGGCGACATGCTCAGCATGGCCGTGGAACGCGGCGCGAGCATCGAGGTCATGACCAAGCTGATGGACCTACGCGAGCGCTGGGAAGCCGGCCAGGCGCGCAAGGCGTTTGACGAGGCTGTTGCATCTGCGAAAGCGGAAATCCCCGTCATCGCCAAAACCGCCACCGGGCATAACAGCAAGCGCTATGCCGACTTCGCTGCGATTGCCCGCGTGGTCGATCCGATCATCACCAGCCACGGCCTGTCTTATCGGTTCCGCACGGAGCAGACGGACAAGATCAGCGTGACGTGCGTTCTGTCGCACAGGGACGGCCACAGCGAGGCCAACACGCTGTCCGGCCCCTCGGACACCAGCGGCAGCAAGAATGCCATCCAGGCCATCGGCTCAACCCTCACGTACCTCCAGCGCTACACGCTCGTTCAGGCGCTCGGGCTTGCCGCATCTGAGGATGACGATGGCCGCACCGGCAACATGGGCCAGGCGGTCGATGACGATCAGATCGGGGATTTGGTCGAGCTGATCGACAGCGTTGGCGCCGATAAGAGCGCGTTCCTCAAGTTCTTCAAGATTGCTGCGCTGGCCGATCTGCCGGCATCCAAGTTCCAGCAGGCCGTTGCGATGCTCAACGCCAAGCGGGGGCGCGGCTGATGGAACAGGGAAGCCCCGAATGGCTGGCACTGCGCGCGGGCAAGGTCACGGCCTCCCGCGTGGCGGATGTCATTGCACGAACCAAGACAGGCTGGGGCGCAAGCCGGGCCAACTACATGGCCGAGCTGATCGCGGAGCGCCTGACGGGCGAGCCAGCGCCTTCCTATAGCAACGCTGCGATGCAGTGGGGCACCGAGAAGGAGCCGGAGGCCCGCGATTATTACGAGTTCTTCGAGGATGCCTCTGTCGAGCAAGTGGCCTTCGTTCATCACCCGAGCATCGCAGACAGCGGCGCGAGCCCTGACGGTCTGGTTGGCGCTGACGGGCTTGTCGAGATCAAGTGCCCCAACACGGCCACCCACATCGACACGCTGCTGGGGGCCACCGGCCCTTCAAAATACATGACGCAGATGCAGTGGCAGATGGCCTGCACTGGCCGTCAATGGTGCGATTTCGTCAGCTATGACCCGCGCATGCCCGACAGCATGCGGATATTCGTCAGCCGTATCGTCCGCGATGACGACATGATCGCGGCGCTGGAAAAGGACGTGGCCGAGTTCCTGGCGGAAGTCGCTGAGAAGGTCGAGAAGCTGACCGAACTGTATGACCCGCAGAGGGCCGCAGCATGACCTTCACCCCCTCACAGGTGGCGCTCGTCTGCATTGGGGCGGCTCGCATGGCCCGCACCCGCGATGACCTCAAAGCGTGGGTCGAGAGCCAGCGCGGCACCTTCGAAAGCGTGCTGCCCTGCCAGTTGGCACAGAACGTCCTCGAAAACGCCAGAGAGCATTACAAGGGGCTGCTGCGATGAGCCGTGCGCTATTGGTCCTCGACAGCCCAGCCGCCCGCATGAAGGCTGCTGCATGGGCTCACAGCGCGCCTTCAGGGACGCGGCTGGAGTTCAAGCAGTCGAAGCGCTCGCTGCCGCAGAACGACAAAATGTGGAGCATGCTCACTGACATTGCCCGGCAGTTGCCGTGGCATGGCGTTTCACTGCGCCCTGATGATTACAAACTGATCTTTCTGGACGCCCTCAAGCGCGAGGTCCGCGCCGTCCCCAATCTCGATGGGACAGGCTTCGTCAACATCGGGCGCTCGTCATCGGATCTGAGCAAGTCGGAGATGGCGGATTTAATCACATTGATCGAGGAATTCGGCGCGAGGCACGGCGTCCAGTTCCACGATAGCGAAGCGAGGGCGGCATGAAAGACGAGGCCGAAGACGCGCTCGATTTTCTACTGCGCTCCATGGTTGCCGAGCGGAACGAGCTTTACCGCTATCAGCGCCGGCAGACTGAGAAGAACCGCCAGCGCTGGGAGAATGCAAGCGAGGCGCTGGGGGCCGCCAAATATCGCGCTCGCGGCGTGATCGATGATCGCAAGAGGGCGTCCCAAGAGGAAATCTGGGAAGCCGTGATGAAGGCGCGCGCATGACCCGCCGCGACTTCCCCAGGAAGATAAAGGCTCAAGCCATCCTCCGCGCCAATGGCTGCTGCGAGAAGTGCAGCGCCAAGCTGAAGGTCGGAGAGGCTGAAGTCGATCACGTGCTTCCCGACGCTCTAGGCGGGGAGCCGGTACTGGGCAATGCCGAGGTGCTTTGCCGAATCTGTCACGCTGAAAAGACCGCAACCGATATCGGGCGCATCCGCAAGGCCGACAGGCAGCGCGACAGGCACACAGGCGCTCTCGCCAAGTCCTCTCAGATACGCAGCGCAGGGTTCGCCCCTAGGCCAGCACAGAAGCGGGCCAGCGCACCACTCATGAAGCAATTGCCGCCACGGAGGCACGTATGACGGATCAAGCAAAAGACGGCGGGCCTATGTTCCCGATCCCCGAAGTCCGCGACCTGGACGGCAACGGCATCATGGCCGGCTGGAACGGCATGTCCCTTCGCGATTGGTTTGCGGGGCAGGCGTTGGCGGGGATGCTTAGTGACCCGAGGTGCGATGTCTCTGCCTCCATGTTTGCCCATCGTTCGTATCTGGCAGCCGACGCCATGCTGGCAGAGCGCGTGAAGCACGCGGATGCCACCCCATGATCTACTTCATCTCCGCTCTCAACCAAGAGACAGCAGAAAAGCGTGCAGAGGCTATCCGCTCAGGTCGCATTCCCTGCCTTCCGATTTACGAGACGAGAGAGGCCGCAGAGGCTTGGGCTGCGTCCATGAACGCCATCCACACAGACAAGCGCACTGTGTTCGAGATCAGCATTCCAGCAGAGCAACAGGAGAGGGACGCAGCATGAGCGAGAGTAACCTAGTTCAACTGCTGGTCCGGTGTACGAGGGACGAGCGCAAGGCTTTCCGAAAGATGGCCTTGGAACTCGACACGACCGTTCAAGAGATGGTCAGGTGCCTCTGCCGAGACGCGCATGCCGCATGGATGGCGCGTCAGGCCGCAGCCAAAAAGCAACCCGCCACGGTGCGCAGTGTTGAGCCCAAAGGCACAACCCGAGGCGGGGCGGGTCTTGTTGGAACGAAGATACACCCGCCGCGCCCAAAGAGCCAGCCCCGCAGCAAAGCCGTTGAGAGCCAATGCGAGACAGCCCCGTATTCTGTGCGGGAGCCACTTTCGATGCTTTGGCCGGGGCAGAGGCGCCCCGAGAAAATAGGCGAGACTTGGTACGTGGTCGGGGCTGACGAGTCCAGCGTCGGCCCGTTCGATAGCAATGACAAGGCGTGGAAATGGCTGGACCGGCGCAGCAACGAAGTGACTAGCCCAGCAGAGAAGCGGACGGACTATCGGTGGAGCGAGCGCACATGATTGACCTTCTGATTATCGCCATCGGCGTTGGCGTCGCGACGAGTTCCGTCATCGCCCTCTTTATCCTGGCAGCTCACGCTCTGTTCCCTGAGCCTATTGTGGATAGGCATGAGCAGGGAGATGACCTGTGATGATTAGTGATGGCATCCGCGAGACTCGCGCGCCTCAATGGCACCCGGTGTCGTCTACGCCCAACCGGCCGATGACCGTGATATTCTACAGCACCACGCGCTCTTGGTACGGCAATGAAGGCGAGAAGATCGCCGCCCCATGGCCTGATTATCGCGATGAGAAAGCGGACATCGGATATTGGAACGGTAGCGAATGGCGCTGGCAGGGGACCGGCCATCTAGTGTGGGAATGGCCTGAGCATGAGGGAGACCCCGATCTCCCTACCCATTGGATGCGCCTCCAGCCCCCGGCCTCCCCATGACAGA